TCCTGATGTTAATGTACAAGCCATTGTGTTATATTTTTAAGGTTATTAAAAAAGGGGTGGGCAAATTATCACCTACCCCTTTTTATTAATTATTATTTGTTAGTTATTAGTTAGCTCCGTTTACAATTCCGTAAGTAACTATATCTTCTACAACCGCATATTGAACTCCTGCAGTATATCTCATAATGAAACGTACATTTTTAGAACCATCTAAATCTGCCATATCTAAAACCTTAACTTCGTTGTGGTCAGATACTAAACCTGTACCAAAGAATAAGTTAGATTTTTCAGCAGCAACCATTGTGTTGTTTGCTAATCCGTTTGCCATAGCAACTTTGATACCATCAAAATACTCGATGTTGATATCTTGGTTGTTACCTTGAATACTTCCGTTTGTTGCAGCTAATGCTCTTTTGTATGCTCTAAATACATTTTGTGCTACGTAGATGTATAAATCTTCAGAACCATATAATGCGTTTGGAATAGCATCTGCTACTTTTCCTAATTCATCAATAACAGTAGCAGCAGTTACAGGAGCTCCCGCAACCTCTTGCGCTGCAGGTAGGTTAGCATCAGTAGACAATAGAGTAGCAAAGCCATCAAAAGAACCTGCTCCTGCAGTTCCACTCCAAATATCTTGTTCTGTTTTTTCAGCTACTTTAGCAGCAATGTGTCCAATAAAGTAATCAGAAAAAGTTTTAGGTAAGTTATCGTGTGCTGAATAACCCATTGATACTGCTTCCCAATCTGATTGAAATGGAGTTTTACATAATTCTAAATTTACTTGTAATTCTTTTGGTTCAAGAATTTTTTCAGTTAAATCTAAAGTAGAAGTGTCTGAAAAGTCACAAGTAGCATTTGCAGTAATACCATCAATTGATACTCTTTTTAATACTTCTTTGTACTTTACATTTGGTTTTACTTCGATTAAACCATTTGCGATTGTGTTACCACTTAATAAAGCTGCTGATACATATTTTCCTGCAAACTCTCCTGCATAAGTAGTAGTAATGTTTGTTGTTGTTGCCATTTTTATCTATTTATTCTATTAAAAATATTGTTTAATACGTTGTTCTTACCTTTTTGAGAGTAAAGGTGTAACTCTTTTTTGTTTACTTCGTTTTCAGGAGTGTGTGTAATTCCTTCAACTTCTTCTGATAACTCAACAGAAACTTCTGCTTTTACTTCTTCAACCACTACTTCTTGGCTTGAAAGTTTTAATGCTTCAATTTCTTTTTTAAGTTCTTCGATTGCTGAAAAGAATTGTTCTTCACTAATTGATTTTACAATCTTTTTAGGTGATGCAGTTTCTTCAGACATTTCTTCTTCAACTACTTCTTCAGATACTTCTTCTGCAGGTGCTTCTTCTTCAGCTTCTGCATCTTTAATTTCAGCAATTACTCCTTCTTCTGAAACTACAATAATTTTACCATCTTCGGTTTCATATTCTCCAACAGGCACTGCAACTCTTTCATCGTCAGCGACAACGAAAACCTCTGCACCTGCTTCAAATACTTCTGCTTCAAAGATAGCACCATTATCAAGTTTCATTTGTTCTAACTTTACTTCTATTCCAAGTAAGGTGCGAACCTTGTTTAATGTTTGATTTGTGTTCATAGTTATATTACAATTTATATTAATTAATTTACATTTTCATCAGAATTTTTATAAATACTTCCTATACCTTGTTTCCAATATTCAGGTGCTTTACAATTCTTTTTATCACATTCTTTTATAGTGTATGTGTTTCGGCACACACATAGTTTTGCTCTATTCATAATATTTTAAGTGTTTTAAATTTTCATTTTTACGAAAGCCTGATAGATGTTGAGATAATGTACCTACACCAATACCTAAATCAATAGCAGTTTCTTTTATTGTGTTATATATATATTGAGAATTTATATCTATAATCTTTTTTCTCCTTGTATCTTTTTTTGCTTTATTTCTTGAACTGTCAACATAATAAAGATTGTTGTTTCTATCTCTTTTTCTATGTCCGTTTAATTGAGCGTAAAAAGTATGTGAGTTTAAATTTAATTTTCTACAAGCAATTTCTAATGAATTGTATTTAATACCTGTAGATTTATCTATAACATAATAATCTTTTGATTGACCATTTTTTCTTTTAGTATCACTTATCTTTTTTTTAGTTGCTTCAGACATTTTTCTTTTAACTTGTCCTTCTCCTCCATCAGTCAAATTAACTAAACAACCTGTATTTAAATTTCTTCTACCATATAAACTAATTAAATCTTTTTCTATTTCTTTAGCTAAATCAAGTGTCAAACCTGTAGCTAATAATTCTACATAATATCCGTGCTTTTTTACTGTTTTATGCCATATTTCGCTTCTATCTTTAGAATAAGGTCTATACTTGTTGCCTATACCAACATAAAATATAGAATTATCACTTTTTTTGCGATGAATATAAACACATTTACAATATTTAGCCCTCATTATTTAAGTTTTAATTCTAATAAAACATCCGTAAATAACTCCCTTTCAAAAGCAAGGAATTCATTTCCGTTTACAAATGTCCAAACGTCTGATATTTGAGTATCTACCGCAGCAGGCAAACCTGATGTTAGTTGTTTATAATCTCCTAAAACTTTAAGCCATTCTGTTGTATTAGCAAATTGAGATGCAGGGTCTGCAAACAAAAAGTTCAATACTACATTTGCAGTATGAGAGCCATCTTTATTTGCTGTAAAAACAACATTATCTAAACCTGTTGCTAATTTCATTTCCTCGCTTGCTTCTATTGTAAAAATATTAGGCAATTGGAAGTCTAATCCTCTGTGTGTTGTTAATCTCATTATTCTGATAGTATTTTAGTTAGTTCTTTTATTAATTTTTCGTCTTCTGACAAGTCCTCTTTAGCTTCTTCGTTTGGTCTTTCCATTTTATCTGCAAAGTAACCTTCAATACTAAAACCTTTTACCTTACCTGTTTTTACATAGTCATTCCAAATCTCATCGTTGTTTACTTTAACACTACCCATCCAAGTTCCAACAGGTACATCTAAACCATACAATGCAGTTTTATCTTTTTGTTTATCTTCTACAATCCAACTTTCTACCAATGTCAAACCTTCTAATTGTTTATCGTGTTCTAATGTAGATTGTGATTGATTACCATTCTGTAAATACATTTGAGACGCTTTTAAGACAGTATCTTCTGAAAAGAATATATAATATTCATCTTCTCCATTACGTCTGTATATAGGCTTCTTTGGTATTAATAAAGCACCCATTAATAAACGCTTCTCTTTGTCTATTTCTGCAAGTTTTATTTCTTGTGTTTTTAATGCGATAAAGTCACTTTCAATAGCAGGATTTTCTACAACAGATATTGCTTCAACTCCTATTGCTTCATCTTCATCTAAAATAAGTTCAATCATTTTCATAATTATATAATAATTTTATGTTTATATTTTGCATTTTTAAATACTTGCACTATCAACTATATTTCTATCCATACTTTGTGCAGTTGTTACATCGTTAGAAACTACATAAGCCTTAACAGGTTCTTTTGATTGGCTACCTATTGCTTCTGCTAATTGGTTTGTACTACTTGCACCTACTACATTAAATGAAGGAGGTACACTTGGTACAGATGTTCCTGCTCCACCACCACTACCTAAACCACCTGTTGCAGCACCACCTCCACCACCTCCAACTCCTTGAATAGCTTGAGCAGCAATAGTTGCTATTGATGTACCTGCAGCTAATTTAGTAGCAAGTATTCCTTTTGCAGTCGCTACGGCTTGTACAGCAAACATAGGGTTTGGAACAACACCTATAACGGCAGGAGTAGCAGCTAAATTTGCTTTAGCTTTTGCTATTGCAGCAGCAGCATTTGAAATAACTTGTGCTATTGCTAAACCTTTCTCAACTACTAAAAGTGTTTTTGCTAATGCTTTAGATTTATTACCTAATTGTCCAATTACTTGTAAACCACCTCTTATTGCATTTGCTTTAGCTTGTTGTAAATTTGTTTCTGCTTGTGCTAATTGTTCGTTAAGTTTTTTAGCATCTTCAAGTTGTTTTTTATTTTGTTTAGCATTTTCTTCATTTCGTAATTCATTATAGTATTTTTGTATTTCTAACTTTTGTTCATTTGTAGCACCTAATCTTTCTAATTCTGCAAGAGTACGTTGTTCTTCTAAATTTATTTTTTTTAATTCCGTATCTGCATCTCTATCTTCTTTTTTCTTAATATAATCTTTTTGTATTTTATCTATGGCATCCTGTTTTTCCTTTTCTTGCCTTGCAGCCTTATCTGCAGCTTCTTTTTTCTTTTTTTCGTCCTGCTCTTCTTTTTCTTTCTTTTTATCTTCGTTTTCTTTTTTCTTTTTATTAGCTTCAGCATCTATTTGGGCTATTTGTAAATCAATTGCCCCTGTTCTTTTCTTTGCTTCATTTAATTTTTCTTGAATTTCAAGAGATTTTTCAGAAGTTTTATTAGTTGCTTTAGCAATTATTTCTGCCTGCACACCAATACCAAATTGTGATGTTGCAGCTATTTTTATTTTTTCCCAAAGTGTAACTTCTTTATTTTTACTTTCTTCAATATCTAATTGTGTTTGTAGATTTTCTAATAAAGCAAGATTTTGTTCTCTTTGAATTAATAATTGTTTACGATATTCAGCAGTTAATTTAGGACTTTCTCCATTTCTTAAAACCTCTATATCGATTTGTTGTTTTAATAATTCTAACTGAAGAGTTTGTGTATTTAATTGTTCAGTTAGGTATGTTTCTTGAGTTTCTAATTTTTTATTGGTTCTATTTACAAGTTCTACAATATCATCCCAATA